CCCCACGAGGGGGCTCCCGTGTCGAGGAAGGTGGTTTGCAACCATGCCGTACGTGTGCTCAGAGCGGACCTCGGGACGTCGTGAGATGTCCTACACCTGGAATGGTGTGGTCCAGCAACGAGCCAACGCGTACACAGATCATCATCTTGTGTACAGTCACAGGACTGGTGAGTCTCTGAAGGATGTGGTTCAACTTCGTGATGACGAGATCTACTCTCCTCCCCCTGGGGGGAATCTAGTTGATCAGCTAGTCTACCGCCGGAAATTCATCGAAAGACGAATTGGCCAGCTTTTGACTGAGAATCGGTCGAGCAAGCAGCCAGGAGCCTACATTGTAGGTGATCTTGGTCACGAGTTCGCTGTTTCTCATACCTCTTTCCGAGGTCCAAAGTGTTCTTACACTGAGGAACTTGGCAGCGGTATAGCGGAATGGATCAACCCTGCTCCTCGACAATACCTCATCCGTTTGGATGGTGGTTTTGTCGGAGCCTCGGTCTCCTATGTCGGAGACCCTGTTGGGTTCTTCTCATCACGTGTCGGTTCGCCCCACTCTGTGTGGATGAACAGTGGTTCTCAAGGGCTTTCGGAATCTGCCTTGAACTCTGAAGCGACATCTCATATTAACAATATGAGTCCGTTCCAGCGTTCTGGTGGCATTTTCGCAACGCTCATTGAGCTTCTCCGTGGTGACGTACCGGGACTCTTGAAGTCCCTTCGGTCACACATGGATTTGATCACTGCCATGAGGGCGTCCGGTATCAAATCAGCATCTCAAGCACTCGGTTCTGAGTACTTGAATGTTGTATTTGGCTGGACGCCAATTCTCAAGGACGTGCAAGCTGCGGTAGACGTTTTGACGTCTATCGATCAGCTTCTCTTCCCTGAAGAATCAACTCGGCGTTCCTTCAAGAGGACCGTGAATGCCAACAGTCGATCTCATGAGATCACTGGTGGTGCTGAGCTCGGTATCGTACCGTTGGTACGACCTGGCACCAGCTTCAATGACGCTAACGCTGAAGTCGGGTCCTATGCGGGCTCTTCTTCTAACGATTGGCGTGGATTTGACACTCTCGGTATCTCCTGGAATGAGTCGGTTTGGACTTCAGCCCGGTTCGCTACTGGAGCGACCCCAAGCGCCACTAACAATGGTCACTTGGATCGCGCCATACAGCTGCTGGGTCTGGAGATTACTCCCGAACTCATCTGGGAACTCACTCCTTGGTCATGGTTGATTGACTGGTTCACCAACGTGGGAACCGTGATCGAGAACATGAGTGCTCTCGGTCTGTCAAATACAATCCTGAACTACGCCTACAGCACGTTTCGTCGTGAGACGTTACTGACTGTGGACGCAGACCCGAAGGACAATCTCACCGGACGCTATCCGATCAGGAAGAAATTCCCAAACGGACATGGCTTCATGGTGAAGATTGACCAAAAGGTAAGGATTGCTGCCTCACCATTCGGATTCGGCATCGCGGGAAACTCGCTTCAAGCGGGACAACTCGCAATCCTGACCGCGCTCGGGCTCGCCCGAGCAAGGTGACACAACTCAACAACAACCGAATAGGAGAACTGTGGCTTTCGCAGACCCTCAGTCCGTCACCATTGGCACCACCCCCGGCGCCGTCTCGCTTCCGCGAGTCAACGCTGGGTCCGACATTGGCCAGTTCCGGAATTACGATTCCAAGACTGTGCTGACTGTCGGCTCTACCTACAACCGTCGTACGCGCCACACGGCTCGTCTTCAGTTCGGTAAGGTGGTGACCGACCCCCTTGTCGCGACGACTAACGTCCTCGCGGAAGGTTCGGTCACGGTGACCGTGGATGTGCCCCCGTCGGGTTTCTCTGCCACTGAGCAGAAGGAACTCGCAAAGGCACTCCTCACGTTCCTGACGGCGTCTTCCGACGCAGCTCTCATCAAGCTCATTGCTGGTGAGAACTAAGTGAACGAGACTGTCCTCATTATGACGCTGATGACTATCAGCGGCGTTTTGGGTACCGTCTTCGGTTCCTTCGTCACACTGGCTTTCGCTCGAAAGAGCAACTAGCCAGTCGGAGCGGACTCTGAGTCCTCGAGATCACGACTGTATACCCCGACCCTGAAAGGATCGAAGTTGAAAAGACAGGTTGATCTCCACATTGGAGTTCTAGTTGATCAACTAGAACTCCTCGGCCTCGACACCCTTCGGGATGTTGCTACAATGACATCCCGAGTCGAACATGATGGTGAGAGGTTTCTCACCATCGACCTACCTACCTTCGGCGAATTCCTGGAAACAGGACTTCGTGAAGGAGGCCTCCCTTCCGCCGGCTGTTTCGGTTTTGGCCGAACCAGCAACAAGGACGTAAGACCACGCTTCTTGCATGGTCTGTGGAGTATGGTGTTCGACTCCAAAGGTGTGCTTCTCGAGAACTCGTCTCCGCACGCTGTTCGAGCCTTGCGTCAGATTTGCTATCTGCACAAGAAACTCGAAGAGCTGCCTTCACCTGAGAAGGTGGAGGCAGCTCTCCAGCAGTACGTGGAGACGGATCAAGCGCTTTCGCTGACTGAATGGCCGGCTGAACTCGATGAGTTCTTCGACCGTGTGGTCATGCAAAAGTGGGGAAGGTTCTTCGACTCTATGGAGACTGTTGTGTTTCATACACAAAAGCTCACTGGATCGAAGCACGGACCCGGAGTAGTGGCGGAAAGACTTTCCAGCAATGGAAAGTGGTCGTCCAAGGTGTGGACAGAGCGGTTGGAACTTTGGTTCCCTGCTATGTACCACCTCTCCACCTCCTATCGAGAGATAGAAGATTTGGAGCTACTCCCGCCTGGGCGCGAATACCCTGCGCGGGTATGCGTTGTCCCTAAGACGGCAAAGAGTCCTCGCGTCATCTGCGCTGAACCGGCTTATAACCAGTTCATCCAACAAGGTCTGGCAGACCTTTTTGGAACGTGGATGGATAGACACCGACAGGTGTCGAACAAGGATCAAGCTCCGAACCAGGAGATGGCGAAAGCCGGTTCTCTGGATCAGAGCTACTCTACCATTGACCTTTCTGAGGCCAGTGACAGGGTTTCTTTGACGATGGTCAAGAAGATCTTCAGGCGATGGCCGAACCTTTTGGGTGCGATCCTCGCTTGTCGCTCGATGACCTCCGAACTCCCGAATGGACAACTCGTCCAACTCCGGAAGTTCGCGTCTATGGGCTCTGCTCTCACATTTCCCATCGAGACTATCGTCTTCGCGACGATTGCCGAGATGGCCGTGAGGCGTTCCGAGAAGCCTGAACGAAAGCCTGAAGGGCTTCCGTTCCGGGTGTACGGTGATGACATCGTCATTCACCAGTACGCAGCCAACGAGTTGATTTCACTCTTGTCCAGGTATGGACTTGTTGTGAATCGCGCAAAGACTTTCTGTGATGGATTTTTCAGAGAGTCCTGCGGAGGAGACTTCTTCCACGGATTTAGCGTGAAGCCAATCCGTGTTAAGAAGAGGGTTCCCCTCACTCGCAGCGATGTGCCAGAAGTTGTGGCGATTGTAGCATTCCGCAATCTGTACTGGAAACAGTACGGCCATACGGAATTCGTCACAAGACTCGATGATTTTATCACCGAGATCATTCCTTTCCCCGAAGGGAATGAAACCACGTCTGGACTGGTGCGTTGGGCAATTCACCCTATCCCTCACGGGATGGATGACGCGCTCCAGCGCCCCTACGTCAAAGCGATGGTTCCCCGGTATCAGTACCGGGAGGACCCGCTTGACGGCGAAGGCGCGCTTCTGAAGTTCTTTTGGACTCCCTTCCAGGAGGACAAGAGACACCTGCAGATCGCTGGGCGTCCGATATCCGCCAAACTAAAATATCGGAATGTGCTCCTCTAAGGAGGAGTAGGGTCTTTTGACCCGTGCGGGTAGAGGTTCCCCTCTGCTAGGGGGGGCCTCACTTTCACGCGTCCATC